AGTTTCCGAGTTTCCAAGCTCGGTCGGAACTATTGCCCCGACCGGCACACGATAGCCTCCATTGGCAGAAAAAGCCAACATCATATCGCATACCTCGCCAGCCCTGGTATTTGTTGCATCAGCGCATCGGCTTCTTTCTGGTTTAAATCCAGCACGGGGACTGCCTCCATTTCGGTACGCATCATCTTGCACTGATCGCCGCCCAGCCACTCACAGACCGCCGGCCTATGCACGAGCATCCAATCCCACACAGGCCGCCGCATTGCGGCAGGCAGCCCCGCCAGATTGATATTCAACGCAGGCTCTTCATGTTCGATAATGGTTCCGGCCAGCATCTTATAAAATCGACACAGAACGCAGTTCGCCGTTGCCATAATCATAATCAAACGCACATTTAATCGGCGCGCCGGTCTTTTCACACATCCACACGTCATATTCCTTCATAATCACCTGGGCAAACGCATGCATAGCCGCTTTCATGGCCGCATTGGCCTGGGTATATTCCCCATCCGGATCACCATATTCATCGTCCAGCAGTTCCAGCGTATCTTCAAGGCACCGATCAAAGATCCATTCCTTCGCGTTCGGTTGCCTCGGCGCATATCCCTGCACCATCACGGTTTTCGGCTTATAGCCCGGATCAAGTGCATCCAGATATTCCAAAAGAGCATCCTCAATATCCGTTGCCATCAGATGTTCTTTTTCGCCCACAGCATAGAATTTCGCTTTTTTCATACGTTCACCCCATCAATTAAATATTACCCACCATAGCGCCATCCATATGACGACCAGTGCCATCCATATACCCACCCATGCAAAGCCAACCGAATGAGCAAACGCACGCCAGAACGGCCTCAAAACGTCATCGTGGCAGTAAGCACCGCCGCGCTCATCCAATAGAGACAGTGCCGCAAATCGGAGTCCATCGCATACATCACAGCACTGACGATATTGATAGCAATCAGCAGCGTCGGCAGCACCTGTGCTTTGCTCATGTGTTACGCCGCCGCGCGATTTCGCGCTGCAGATACCATTCGGCTTTTTCCAGATCTTCGAGCGCATTGCCTTTCTCATCTGCTCGCCAGATATATTTGATGGCATTGCCCAGGCAAAAGCCCATATGCTCGGAAATCTGGATGCACTCAACGCCTGACGGATGCGACGTGTAGTGCGCTGGATGATTGACCGGGTCAGACATCATTCACAAACTCAAACGCCGCATTGATCTGATCCATCATCATGCCGCCACCCTCGACAGTATTTTAAGTGCAGGGGCAAACACATCATTCCATACTGATTCAAATTCATCGCAGGTGTCTGGCATATCCATATCTGTGGCACCATGCGGGTCGAAGAACCAATGCATACTTTTAAATGTCCGACTTATGGGAATATCCCAGTCTTTACCTTGGGATCGTATGAGATAGATAGCCTCCAGCCGTAATGCCTCATTGTCGGCATCCTTAACCAGATCCCAATCCACACGGCAGGCATCAATGCCGAGCTTATGCATGATTTCCGTTTCCCAGCATGCCTCCAGTTCGCGATACCACGGCATCTGCATTTTCAGCGGTCGCGTGATATCGTGCAGGTATGCCTCAGATGCATCGTGCATCAACGCCGCCGCCTGGGTGTGGATGCAATCGGTCTGACTACCCACCAATTCCAGCACCAGCAGCGAATGGGTAGCGACGGAATAAAATTCACGGCAATGCCCGGCGAACCGGCAGCAATGACTCAACGCATGCGCAATATCGCGCACCACCACCACGCCAGCATCCGGTTGGGTAGGATAAATCCGCTGCCCACTCAAAGACTCAAACCAGAGCGGCTTATGCTCCACCTGCGAAATCAATTGAGGCTTAAACCCCTTGCGCTGCTCCTCAGCCTTCGCAAAATCAATCTGATGGCTGATTTCTTTGCGCTCTTCGCGGCTTGGCGAGAAATGACTTTGATTATTCATGGTTCAACCTCTTCTCAATCTTCCGAATCCGGCCAGCGATAGCGTTCACCACCGTCCGTCGCTGCATGTGATGCCGTTCGTGGCACAACCATTCACGCAGATCGGCCAGCGATGTGGCCTTGCGAATCGTCACGGCTGCCTCTGCCACCGATTTATCCATTGGGTGAAATTTCCTATCCCGGTCAAACAGGCCGCTCATGCTTTCAGCCTGTCCGTATCAATTTGCAACATTTGTTCCACCCCCGTGTATTTCGGATTGAGAAAGCCGCCTTCTTCAATACAAACGTCCACCAACGCCTTGGTCAGCCGGATATCATTCAGGCAATAATCAATCACCTCGCCGATCTGGCCGCGCTGCCAGCAGACCGGAGCCATCGCCCCGTTGCCGGATTTCTCCGTGCCAAAATTGACCGATGAACACGCATCCAGGCTAAAGCCAACATGGCTGGGATAATGAAATTCACGCTCCAGCCCCGCCGCGTCCCATATCTCCACCAGCAGATCATAGGATTTATCATCCGGGATATTGATGCCGTTAGCGCGGCACAGCGGATTATCAAACGCCAGCGAATTAAATCCGATGACGATATCGGTTTCGTTGACCAGTTTCTGAAACGCCGCAAAGTTATCCTGACAAAATACCCGATGCCGTTCCTCCGCATAGTCATAAGCACAAATCACCGAGATCCCCATCCCCTCAAAATCCCGCCACCCATCGCAATATTCAATGCCTTCAATCCGCTCCTCCGGATGCTTGGCAATTCCCTTCACAATTTCACAATCATATATAATCATTTCATACCCCAACGCTTGGCCATGGTTTCAAAGCGTTCTCCGCCGTTGTCGAAATAGCGGTGCACCTCCTGCTGGCATGCCTTCATATCCATCTCCAGCACGGCCAGACAATCATCCATGAGCGCGCTATCCAGGCCACGCAGATCGGTCAGACAAAAAGGGAATCGCGGCCCGTTATACAATCCGAGCAGAAAAGCCGCGATATATCGCCCCTGCCCCGTGTCGCCGTTCTCCGCAATCGGCATCAGCCGTATCAATGCCGGCACACCGCATTTAAGTAACCGCCGCGCCTCAATAGTATGCGCCTGCATCCTCTCGATATATTCAATAGCCAGATCACTGCCATCATGTTCAAGCCGATCCACCGTTCCGTCTACTCGTTCCACTTCACTAATCATTCCGCACCTCCGTTATTGTCTCTTTGCTCTAAGCGCTCTTGCTCGATTCGCAGCCTTCCTTGCTTTTTTACGCTTTGCTTTACGTTTACCTGCTGCAAATTTAGATAGTTTCCCTCCTGATGTTTTACTGACAAATGCAGAGTCTCGCCCGTTCAACTTGCGGCGTGCGGCTTCCTGCAAGTTTTCCGGTAGCGGCTCATAGCCCTGTTCCATCATCACTCGCACCAACATCTGGTCATCGGGTAAAATTTTCACATGATTGGTATCACATTGCATAATATGCTCATTTTTGCCTTTCCTCTGCGTTCCTTTGCGTCCTCTGCGGTGAAAGCTTTTGACTGTTGTTCTTCATTTCACATTCCAAATTCACTTTTCACCCCCTCCTTTTCGCCGCATCCAGCAGTCCACTCAGTTCTTCAAATTCTTCGCTGACCGCCCTGGCAATAACATCGAATTCGCGGCTGGTGATCCGCTTGCCGCCGCGCGATTCCGGGTCAATCGCATACGCGATGCTCTCACAGACAACGCCCATCTTCTGGCCGCAGGCCAACAGCGCCTCAGTCAGATTCACACCCGCCTCCGGCTTCTTTGTTTTGATGCAGATAATGTCCACATCACGCAGGCACTCTTCAAACCACGCCGGATCCATGCCTTCCAGTAGCATCTCATGCAATTCCTCTGCATAAAATCGGTGGTCGTGCTTATTCGGGTCGGCCATGTTCCTGATTTCGTCGTGAGTGCGACGGATCACCTCTGCCGCCAGCTTCGGCCCCATCGGCTTGATCGATGCACCATCGCGCATAAATCGGCTACCTCCCGGCACACGCACAATCGAATCATGCAGTGCCTGGTTGGCACGCTCTTTTGATCGTTCATTTTCGAGACTGTTATACACGTCGAATTCTCCGCACCTTAGATGGTGACGCTTTGCCATGCGGCATATCAGACTCTGCCGCATGCACTACGCCGCCATCTCGCCCATACTCACACGTCCACTGCTCGAACTTTTCGAGACTGAGCGGGTGCTTGATGATTTTGCGGATAGTGCCGGGGTTCCAGACTTGTTTGCCGCCGCGCGTTTTATGCCCTGTCATGCTCAACTTATTGGCAATATGCGTGACAGGCCAATGCAGCCGAAGCGCATCCCAGATAGCAAAAAGCGTGTGCTGCTCCCGCTTATCCTCAACACGCTCGCCATCCACATAAGCCCAGCCAAACGGCGGGATGCGGCTATATTGTTGCCCATGATCGCGCTTATGGCGCAGGGCATTGCGTGTGCGCTCGCCGATCTGTTTGCGCTCCAGCTCGCCGAAGGCCGCAGCCATGGTGAGAAAAAAGCCACCCATCGGGGTGGACGTATCGAGACTGATGCCGCCCAAATCCATGATATGAGTGGACACACCGAGCGCTTGCAGCTCGGGAATAATCGTAATGGCATCCACCGTGCTGCGGAACATACGATCAAGTTTGCAGGTCACGACCGTATCCATCGCCCCCTGGCGTGCCATTTTCAACAGGTTTTTCATAGCAGGTCTGCCCATCACCGATTTGCCGGACAGTCCCTTATCTTCCAGAATATCCAGCAGCTCCAGATCATGCAGCTTGCAATAAGCCTCTATCTTCTCCACCTGCGCATCCAGCGATACGCCATGCTCCACCTGCTTATCCGTCGAGACCCTGATATATCCAATCGCCGTACCCTTCATCGCACCACCCTCTCCAGTTATCATCTGCCAAACTCATCCATAAACTTGAGCAGCTCATCGCATCTCCAAAACGTGCTGCATCCTTTTTTGACCGGTTTCGGCGCAAAGTCATCACGCACCCACTCCCACCATGTTGTTTTGCCGATGCGTATATATTTCAACACCTCAGCCACTTTAATCAGCCCTTTTTCCGGAAACGGCATCAACGGCGTATCCCGATCCACCACAGTGCCCAGATTCAGAGTAGTCGATGCCTCCACCTTTTCCCTCGGTGTTTGCTTTGGATTGTTGATCGCCCGGCGGAAAACAGGAACAAGCGCTCTCCCCCCGTCCGGCATCGCCATGCGCTGCGCCACCGCAGCAATCACAGCCACCGCCGCATCAGGATCGCGCCGCACAAAATCACTCAGCACGTCCCCCTTTTCACCATTCCCCATTCTCAATTCACTATTCTTTTTCACACCTGCACCGCTTCCCAAGCCCGCACCGCTTCCATGCCTTTGCGATACATCTCCCGCGCATGCCGAAACGCGCCCAAATCACAGCCCGTGCCCGTGTGCCGCATAATAATCTCATGCCGCCGCGCCGATCTGCGCGCCGCATCCAATGCCTTGCGCCGATCTGCCGCTGAAATGCTCTCTGGTATCGATATTTTCAGCATATATCCCCCTTTTCTGTTTGATACAGCGGCACACCCGCTGTTTGCTGCCCTGAAATTATCGGCGACGTGGGCGGGTGCGCACCCACGCGCCTGTCAGACGCCGGTAGCGTCGGAGGGAGGGAAGTCCGCCCCGGCATCTGATCTAAATCGATTTTTTGAAACTTCCCGCAGCGATCACACACCCGCGTCCGGTTAAAATACCACCAGTCATGCACCCCAATCGCGCACAACACCCTCCGCAGCCTCATGCCGGACGTTCCTGCGCGGAATCGCCAGGTGTCCACTCTGTGCGCCAGATGCGGGGCGGCTTTCCGGATCCATATGCCCCGCCCCATCCGGACACTTTGACAATGCTCCCGAACGCCCGGACTCTGCCGAGCCAAAGAACACGATTGTCACCAACCCATTTCGGCGGAACTCCGGTGTTCTCAGCCCCATGAATAACACGAGGCACGATTTTGAGCCAAAATTCACGCCCAACATCAGCACCGAATACAGTAACGTTAGCTCTCATGCTGCCTCCGATTCTGGTTGGTGCATGTATTGCGGTGCACCAGGACAGATATCTATTGGTTCTATCTCGTGTCCACGTTCTTTGGACATCCTTGATATAATCAAGGCGTATCTGGTTCGTCCTGAAATATCAGAAAACGGAACGCGATTCACCTCGATCCATTGTTGGATGGCCTGCCTGCTGATGCTGCATTCCCTGGCGACGCACGCCTTGCCACCGGCGTTATCGAGTATCTTTTGCATATCCATAGCCGAAGCGTAAATTAAAAATTTCTATGTGTAAAGGTTTAATTTGCGGCGCACCGAAATTAAACATTTACCATGTGCGAATGAGTCCTGAACGATCGATTGATCGCATGTATGAATGTATGTACGAATTAAATCTTGAGCCTGTTGATGTTTATAAAAAACTAGGCATAGGCAGGCAGAGATTCTTCGGCTGGAAACAAAGGGGGTCTATCCCTAAGGCATTTGAGATACCTTTATGTGAGTTATTTAACGTGCGAATTGAATGGCTAAAAACAGGAGAGGAGCCAAAGCATCCACCTCAGTTCGTCGGCAAGTCAGGTTTGCTTGAATATGATAAAGATGGGCGGGCGTTCCCGTTCAAAACTCGCGAGCCAGAGCCGGATGAACTGAGCCAGTTAGAGCTTGATGTAATCCGGGAGCTGCGTATTTTAGATGCCTGCGTACTCGATTCGATTGTGGCTATGATTCATACTGCAGCGGACATTGTTCGCGAAAAACAAAAAAAAGAGCAAAGCTCCGCTTAGTTTGGAGTCAATGAGGTGTAAGCATGTCTGATGCGTTTGATTTAATTATAGGGGTTCTGTTTTTAGCCACGCCTGTCGCTATGGTTCTCGGCTTAATAAATCCTCAATGGATAAAGTTGCCCAACAGAAAAATAGTGATGCTCTATACAGGTTCGGCATTTTTTATTATGACTGTCATCATCACAGTTGTTGCCGACAAAGATCAAAAGAATGCACCCTCCGAGTCCACGCCCGTTGCCTCTGAAAATGAAAAACAAACAGCCAATCCAGAATTTACTTTGAACATTGAGAATCTAATCAGCCGGTATAATCAATCGCTAAAATCATTGGATAGTAAAATAAGAGTAAATATGAAGAAAGAAAACGACAACGGCGAGTACATCACGGCCCAAATCAACAGCAACAGCAATATAGCGATGATTGTCACGGCAAACAATAAAACACGGGCGGTGCGATCTATCATGATGATAGGCGCTGGGAAAGGATCCGCTCAGTCCGGGTTGAACATTATATTTGCTGCGTATGCCGTTGTGATGGCAATCGAAGCCCCCGACATGCCGCCGTCAGAGAGAAAAACAATCGGTTTTTTGGGTAAAGGCTTCAACGAGAATAACGATGTAAAAATAAAGAAACATTCTTTGCGCGGTGATA